ACCCACAATTGCGACATCGTGCAGCATCCCACTCAGGCATGAAATCACCGCAGCACCGACGCCTGGAAGACCCAGCCGGACGTGTCGGCGTCGAGGATTAGGCGAATGCCCTGGCCTTCGGGTCGGAAGTCAATGAAGCGGAGCGTGATGTCGCCGTCGAGGTGCTTCAGCACGTTCTCAAGGCCACCCTCGAAGGTCGAGTCCCAGGGTTCCGCATCGGAGGCAATCTCCCATGCGGTCACGGTCTGTCCCTTCAGCTCGTCGCCCGTTGCGACGGCGATGGTGTCCCCGTCGAAGGTGAGCGTGTAGCGGTTGAGCTTCTGACCGTTCATCTGGTCGCAGCGGAACGCCTCGAACAGCTCGGTCGCGTTCACCGTCCAAGTGAAGAACGGAGCGCGGGTCGTGCCGTCGCGCATGGTGTACCCGCCCACGGGGTCAATCTGTCCGGCCAGGCCGTTGCTCTTCGACTCCCACTCCCCGATTGTGTCGGTGCTGTGCGGGAACGCCAAGCCGCCTTCGTCGGCAATCAGCGTCGTCTGCTTCGAGCCGGACTTCACCAGGAGCTTGTTCCCGCTGAGGGTCAGCTTGACGCTGGAGCCGTGGAACTTCAGCACACCCTGGAGCCGGTCAATGTCGGGGATTGGGATTGCACCCTCACCCGTGGCGGCAACGCGGAAGTGCGAAAGGCTCGTCTTCCCGTCGCGCACCAGGCTCGTCGTCGAGCAGGCGTCGTCCTTGAAGCGAAGCATCGCCGCAATCACCTGATCCTGGGGCTTCCCAGCAACGGTCTGCGTCCGGCGCGTCATGTTCAGCAATCGGTTCAGCGTGTTCGTGTGGATTTCCATTGTGTTCCCTCCGGTCATGCTCGCCACTCTCCTTCGGACGTGCCGTGGATGCGGGCGAGTTCCTTAATCACCGAATCGAGGTCGTGGCTGACGCCGCCCAGGGAGGCGAACTCGGTGAACATCTCATCGAGAGCGGTGAAGACCTCATCGAGCTTCTTTGCGAGCTGGTCGTTGAGAGCAGACAGGGCCTCGACCTTCTCTTCGAGGTTGGCGATCACGGTTGCGGTTTGTTCGTCCACGTTCACCACCTCAGTTCGGGGAAGCCGAACCACTCAACCTGGCCGTCCTTGACGCGGAGGATGGTGCGCTCTTGACCCACCATCTCCATGCCTCGACCCTTGATTTCCTCGACCTTTGCCTTGATGACCCACTCGCCGTCGTCCAGGGTCTTGTCCCCATAGACGCCAGCCGACTGATCCGCCTTCTTCATGTAGCGGCCCATGAAGAGCTGCTGACTGACGATGCGTTGTGTGCCGTCCACCCATTCGGGCTTCTCGCCAACCTTCATCATGCCCTTCTGACCGTTGCCCAGGTCAGCGAATTGCTTGTCGTCCTTGAGGTGGAAGGTGAAGAACACCTTGTCCACCGGCAGGCCGTGAACCCTGGTGATGGTGTCGCGGAACAATTGGTTGCGGGTGCGCCATTCCTTCTGATTGAAATTGTCGCCCTCTTCCTTGATGACGCCACGCCGAAGCAAAATGTCCGTCATGGCGAACTCGCACCACTTCATGTAGGTTGATCCACCGTCGAAGATGACGGCGGCGAAGTCGTCGGGCGACTCGCTGATTTCCTCAGCCATCAGGTTCACGAAGGCCTGGGTCTTGTCGATGAGAGCAGCCCAATTCACACTCATGTCCTCGTTGAAGATGGAGTCGTCCGTTTCATCGAAGATGGGGACAATCAGGATCGACTCGTCCCCTGGGTAAATGTGGTGAACCGTCTGAACCGCGCTATTGTCGAAGTCAAAGATGACGACCTTCTTTCCGTCCTTGATGTCGTCCTCGTTTCGAGCCAGCTCCAACGCGAGGCCGGTCTTGGCGGTGTTCTCCTTGCCGACCAGGGCCATCCGAAGCTGCGGCTTGGCCGTGCGCTTCTTTTGGAACAGACCACGGTAGTAGTCGATGCCGTAGCTTGGAGCGTCCTCAGACGGGGGTTGGGCCTGGCCCGCCGAAGCGGCCTTGCCTCCGGTGTTGCCCCAGGCAGACATCAGGCATCCCACCCGTCGCTGCCTTCATCGGAGTCGTCCGCAGCCTCAGCCGCCGTTGCGCCGATGGCGTCGCAGACCCACCAGCCGGTCGTGTCGAGGCGGGCTTCGCCGTCACGGGAGGCCCATGCACGGCCAACCAGGACGATCTCGCTGCCCACACCGAAGTCAATGAGGTGTTCATGCTCCGTGGGAACGTACACGTCCACCGCAGGGGCGGTGCTGGTGATGTCGAGGTCGCCAACGGTGACGATGTAGCCACCCTTTTCACGCGGGTCAATGTGGACGACCTCGCCGTGGAGGGCGGTCAGCTTGTCCCAGCGTTCCTTCGAGTCGGCCCACTTTGCGATGTGCTCAGGGAGCAGGTCGAAGGAGGGAAGGAACTCGCCGTTGGGCCACACGCCACCGACCAAATCCACCACCGATCCGGCGGGACCGTTGGCCGTCACCTGGAAGGGCGGGCCGCTGAAGATGGTCGCCAGGGAGTCGTCGGCGTGGAAGGTGCTGACGCCAGGCTTGGCGTAGCCCACACCGTTCTTCCCCATGCGGACGGCGATGCGCCCTGGGACGAAGGTGGGTTGGAAGTCCTTCGCCAAGTCGCCCTCGAACTTCACGTCGATGACCTCGATTGATCCACCGTTGCGGCGACCGAGGAAGGTGCAGGTGCGCTCCGGCTCGGAGGTGCGGCGGGCGCGTCCGAAGGTCGGGTTGGCGTCCCCGCTCGGCCAGGTCGGGCGGTTGTTGTTCTCGATGAGGCAGAACCACGTCGTTTCGTCCAGCGACTCGCAGAACTTCGGCAGTTCGTTGATGGTGATTTCCGCCGACTCGGACTCCAGGGAGCCGGTCTTGAAGGACGGGTTGATGGTGTGCGTGTACGAGCCGTCGAGGTTGTCCTCAACAATGCTGACGAGGCCCTGCTCGACGAGCATCACGCGCTGGTCGTTGTCCATCGCGGAGAGCTGCGTCTTCATCTTGGAGTAGGCGTTCTTCGCCCAATCCTTGTAGCGAGGGACGCTCACAAACATTCCTTCGATGACCTCCGCGCCGCTCTTTTGCAGTTTGGCGGACTCGGCCTTGAGCTGGCGTCCGGCAACGCGGATCGCCAACACTTCGCAGGCTTCGCCATCCTTACCGGAGGCAACCCACGCCTCACGGTTCTCGGCCAGGACGGCTCCAATTCGTTCTTCGAGCGTCGCCACAGGGACGCCCAGGTTCTTTGCTACGGTGTTCTTCAGCTCGGTGCTCATGTTCTCATGCTCCGGTAATTCACCGGAGTAGCCCCACCCTTATGAGGGTAGCGGTCAAAGACTTCAGGGCTTGAAATCAGGATGCCGTGAACCATCTGAACCTTCGTTATCAATGTTGAAAGAAGGAGGCTGCTCGTCATCTTCGGCATCCATCGCGTGAACCGCCTGGTGAGCATAGATGGTCCGCCACAGGGCCGTCATTGGGGCCACCGCCACGAAGTCGCAGGTGTCGCACGTCGCCAAGCCGACGATCTCGTTGAAGCACATGGCCTCACCAATCTTGACGACGGGGATGCGCTCGCCGATCTCGTACACGACGCCATCCGAGCTAATCCAATGTGGGATGAAGTCGTCCACGAACATGACCCTCACAACGCCGATGAATCCGACGATGCTTCAAGGGTGATGCCCCATGCTCATAACCATTCACCGTGCGAGCTGGCGGCAGAAGTGGTGAGCGACGATGAATGGATCAACACCCATGATGATGTCGCGCTCGGCCTCGATGGCTGCGTCAAGCACGACGACCTTCTTTGCAGGCGAGGCCGGTGAGTCGAGGGCGAAGGTGAGAACCTGGCGCACACGTTCCCTGGTGAGCGACGGACGACCACCAATCAGGAGCTTGGCTCCTTCGAGCATGGCCTTCTCGTTCATGCACACCTTGAGGAAGCGGTTCACGTCGAAGCCACCGTGTTCGAGGGCGTCAATGAACTTCCGCCGATCCTTCTCCGACAGGTAAGCCGCCTTTTGGAGCGCACCGAGGCTGTTCCGAAGGTCGCCCTTGTGGTGCTTGGCGATGGTACGGATGGCGTGGTCGTCCACCTCGACGCCCTCATGTGCGGCGACCAGGGCCAGGCGACGGGCGACAAGCTCGCTCTCGATTGGCTCGAAGGTGCGAACCTGAGCGCGGGACTGAAGCCACGGACTGACCTTCGACAAGTCGTTGCAGGTCAGGATGAAATAGCCCTGAGCGTCCTCAATGACGCCCTTCAGCGCGTCCTGGGCCTGGGGCGTGAGGCGATCTGCCTCATCGAGAAAGAACAGGGTTTCCCATTGGCCGACGCGGGACATGGGGATGATGTCTTCCTCGACGAACTCGATGCCCCGCTGACGCTTCGACGAGGCGTTGAACTTGTGGAGCTGGTAGCCCAGGGCATCGGCTATGATGTGGGCCAGCGTGGTCTTCCCCGTCCCTGGTTCGGGACTGTGAAACAGGAAATGTTGCATCGGGGCCTGGCCGGACAGGATTAGCGCGACCTCAGCCTTGATGTCGTCTTGACCGACGAACTCATCCAGGCTCTTCGGCCTGTGCTTCTCCCACCAAATCTCCTTCATGCGTCCACCCCCAAGCACAGGTCGCACGTTGGCGGGTCGCCGCTCATCGTGTGAATCTGATGGGTGAAGTCGCGCTCGTCCACCTTGACGTAGCCGCAGACCGAGCAGCGCAAATGGCGACCGCCACAGTCTGCGCTCACGTTCAGTCCTCCGCCGCTCGCTCGTCCCGCATATCGCGCCACTCGTCGTAGCCACGGTCGGGATCATCAACCTCGAAGAATAGATGTGGGGCCTTTTCCTGGGCCACTTCGTAAATCAGGCCTTCGTCCTCATTGGTGAGAAGCCATTCGTGAATACCTTCACCTTGCTGGATTACATCAATGACCCACTCGATTTGCTCCTTCAAAGGCATATCATCCAAGATGGCCCGAAGCAGGTCGCCTGTGCTTTCATTCGTGTCCTTCATGTCCTCACCTCACTCGTTGGCGATCCGCAATTGCTCCGCTTCCCACAGGGCAACCATCGCATCCGTGTAGTCACGGTAGCACTCGTCGCACATTCGAGAAATGAAGCCATCAGGCCCCATTGTGCATCCACAAGCCAGGCGTTCTTCGGTTCTCAGGTCAATCGTCATTCAGTCCCCTCATGTTTCGTGTGCGCGACCCGTTGGCCTTCACACACCCACATGAGCGACAGAACAGCTTGACCCGCCCGAAACATCGGGTGCAGGTTCGCACGTTCTTCGCAATTTGGATGCTTCCGTCAATCTCGGTGAGCGTGGGGTTGGTCTGAGAAGCCCTCATTGTCCTCTCACACCCCTCGCACCATCCAATCCACGGGTCGGTCGCATCCCGTCCCATGCAATCCCCCCTTATGAGTCTTCTGAGATACGGAGGCAGAACAAACAGTTGCTCTCGCCCTCCGGCATCAATCGAAGTAGTCCGCATCCAGGGCAACGCTCGACCTGGCTTTTGAGCGACGGCGGTAGGTGGCTCGTCGAGGTGGTGAGAACGATGTCCCCGTAGTCCCTGATGACTTGACGGTTGATGTCGTAAAGCGTGTGGTTCTCTTTGCCGTTGTCGCCGGACACCTTGACCGTACCGATGGGCTGAATCTGCTTGGTGCGTGTGAGGATTGAGGCCAGGCGTTGCTGACTCGGCACGTTGCGAGTCTGACCGCCTGATCCGAGCCGGTCACGAAGGCGCGGGATAGTAAGAGGGCCTTCTTCAAACAACAGTTCGAGAATGATTCCTCGAATGCGCGTGTTGCTTGAAGCCATTCTCTCCGATTCATAAGTCATCCCCTGGCGATATTTAAGCGTCAGGTCGGAATGCGGAAAAAAACCGCCGGATTCCGACAACCTATGGTTGGTCGAGCCACATGAGCGAGGCTGGGTCAATCTGCCCCTTCGGTTCAAGCATCGTGTTTTCTGCGCGAGGATCAATGCGTAGCGTCAAGTGATTCTTGATGGTCGCCATGACGATGAGCCAAACAGGAATGAGAATCAACATGGCTTCGCCTGTGAAGACAAGAAGCCCCATCACCCCGTAAAGCACCACGTTGAACAAAATGTCGATCCTCATCACAACCACTCCATGACTTGCGTTTGTCGCTTCTTGACTCCCTTCGGTAGCGTTTCGGGGGCCTGGACTCGAACCGTGTTCGCCACATCGGGGGCGAGCCTCACCAGCTCGACCGCGTAGTGGTCGCTCTCTCGGAAGCCGATGGGAAGGTCGTCGTCCTCCTTGGCGACCTTCAGCCGCTTCCCTGGCTTCATCGGATTGACG